GGTAATGCAACATCTGTTGTTCCGTTATTCGTATATACATCACCTTTATTACTTAAAGGACTTGAAGAACCTGCTGTTCCCCAAGAAAGAACTCCTTGACCATTCGTTTTTAAAACTTGTCCATTAGAACCAGTATTAATTGGGAATGTTAAAGTATAATTTTGTCCTTCAGAATGTGCTGGTGATTTAAGTTTTATACCATGCGAGTTTTGTGAACAATTTAATTGAATGTATCCATCTGTTGTACCATCTCCTTCTGCAATAATACCAGCATTAGAACTTGTAGAAACTCCAGAAAAGTTACCATCAGTTTTAACTTGTGCTTTTGCTGTTGTTCCCTTAAATGATATAATATTACCAGTTGCACCAGTTGCACCTTTCATAATAAGTTTTATGTCATCAGTTGCACTTCTAGCTTGTAATAGAATCGAATTATCCCGCAAATCAATCATTGAAGAAACTCCACTATAATATCCAGCAGACCCAAGCTCAGGGGACATAATTAAATTTATCTTAGCATTTACACTTCCGCCACTTGCATTTAAGTTAATTCCCACTCTGCCATTGGGATTCCCTCCAGCATTTGCATTTATTTTATCCGTTATATGCATTCCTGTTGTAGCGTCCCAAGCTATACTAGCTTGTCTTTCTTGTGAAAAACGACCATATATACCAAACGTAGAAACACTACTACTCGGGTCAGCACCTAACATAATTTTACTATACTTATATTGAGACCCTGTGTTCATTATTTCAATTCCAGCACCACCGGTTCCACCTGGCCTTGTCATTTCAATTCTTCTATAATTAAAAGCCGAAGTATAATATTGCCATCTTGTTCTATCTTGTGCTTTTTGTTCACCATCTACATACGTTCCTAAATCAAATTCTCTTATACTAGTTGCTCCGGCATGTCCGGTATAATATTCGAAAGCATCATAATTTGCAAAATATGGACCTGATGTTGATTGTGTTATCGCACTATTGCCTATGTTTCTATCATTACCTAAATATATTCTTCTATAACTTGCGTTACCGTTGAATGCGTCAAGTCTCTTTTGATTATAATTTGCCTTTACATCAAATGTAAAAATATTTCCAGTTGCCCCTAACTGACCTATACCAGTTACATTAGGAATAAATCCGACCTCTAAAGCACCATTTGCAGTTGCTCCGGTTGCTCCACCTTGAATTCTTATTCTATTAGGTTTCGGTGTTGTAACTCCTGTTTCAAAAGGGTCATTGACAAAAACTACTGCAGACCCAGCACTTGCTCCGGCTGCACCTTCATAGGTTTTGTTTATTGCACTTTGAAGATTTCCACCACCGGATATATCAGCTCTATATTTGAATTGTCCTGTTGTTGAATCAACAACTAAAACTCTATCATCACTTGCTGAACCAACTGGAACAGTTTCTGCCCAAAAGTTACCATCGGTTTTAACTTGTGCTTTTGTTGTTGTTCCCTTAAATTTTGCATAATTTCCGGTTGCTCCTGTTGCTCCAATCAAAGTAACTTGTATGTCATCAGTTGCACTTCTAGATTTTAGATTAACATAATTATCTGCCATCATAAAAAATGAAGAAACTCCACTATAATGTCCGGCAGAACCCGCCGTAGGAAATACTTTTGCAGTAATGAAATATTTATCGAGTTGAAATTTCGTTTTATCTTCAGCACTTGCCGAACTACTAGCATTCGTCTTCCTCTCCAAAGTCCATACACCACCATCAATACCCCCATTCAAGTCATAATAGAATCCACCTTGTTCAGATATTCCATGTCTAGCTACTAAATTAATTGAAGGCCGTCCAGGAGAAGGTGTATTGGTTTGACTTAACAGAATTTTAGCATACTGATATTGAGAAACAATGTTGTCTAATTTAATAGAGGCACCACCAGTTCCACCTGGTCTTGTCATTTCAATTCTTCTATAACTATTTGGTGATTCATAGTATGACCATCTTGTTCTATCTTGTGCCTCTTCACCGTCTGCGTCATAAGTACCTAAATCAAATTCTCTTAGTCCAGCTCCTACGTTATTATAACCCGTAACATTGCTTAAATCATTGTTAAAGTTTGATAAATACGGTCCTTTCGTTTTATCTGTTGCTTCTGGCGGGCTCGGTCTTTTGAAATTTGTACCTAAATAAAATCTTTTTTGTGTTCCCGAAGCATCTACTGAAAGTGCATCTATGGTAAAATGTTGTCCTGTTACACCGGCAGCTGGTAATCCTACTGCGTTGATGTTTATATCTCTTTCAAATCCGGCCATAAAATAGCCATTTGCAGTTGCTCCTGTTACTCCCAAAATCACACCAGTTGAACCAAGTGTACTTTGTGGTCCACCTTGAATTCTTATTCTAGTGGGATTCGGTCCTGTAACTCCTGTTTCGAAAAAGTTATTAACAAGAACTATTGCATTACCGGCACTTGCACCAGTTGAACCTTCAAATGATTTGTTTATTACACTTTGAAAGTCTTGAACTCCTCCCGTTACTCCTGTTGCACCTCTTGGTCCTTGAATTCCGGCACCAGTTGCTCCTGTTGCTCCTGTTGCACCTCTTGGTCCTTGAACCGTAGAATCGGCACCAGTAACTCCTGTTGCACCTCTTGGTCCAGTAACTCCGGTTGCTCCTGTTGCTCCTGTTGCACCTCTTGGTCCTTGAACCGTAGAATCGGCACCAGTAACTCCGGTTGCACCTTGTGGTCCCGTAACTCCTGTTGCACCTTGTGGTCCCGTAACTCCTGTTGCACCAGTTACTCCAGCAAGACCGGTTGAACCTATTGGTCCTTGATTTCCTTGAATTCCTTGAATTCCGGTTGCTCCTGTTGCACCTTGAATTCCAGTAACTCCTGTTGCACCTTGTGCTCCAGTTGCACCCTTTTCTGAAATTGGAATCGGTGTTCCTATTCTTGATGGTGTCGCTGTACTATCAATGCTAAGAGTTAAGTTAACACTAGACGCACTTGTTGTTTCGGCAAAAATGTCAACATATAATCTATCGGTAGATGCTACAACATAATCTATCGGATGAATAAGTTCTGCGGTTACTAGTTCTGGTCCGTTTGCAAAATCACTTGTTATAAAAGTACTATTTCCAGTTGCAATTTGTGTTTTTACTCCACCTGATGTTATAATTCCTACATCTACTTTAAAGGTATTTGCTACTGTAGCGTTGTTTGTTTTACCAAATAGAAAAGCTCTAAAAACACCAGATTGTAATGTAGTTAAATTCAAATCTCCAAACGATTTTACATAGGCAAAGTTTTTTATCAAAACTGGAGCTGCGTTTGTTGTTCCGATTGTTATATCAGTAGTCGTTGCTGTTGAAGGATAATCTGAAAGTATATCGAAATATCCAGAAACCCCACTTGTTGAAGTAATATCAAAATAATTTATACTTAATGATGGTGGTCTTCCTTCGGGTCCTGTTGCTCCGGTTGGTCCGCCATCTCCTGGTTCTCCTGTTGCTCCTATGGCACCAGTTACACCAGTTGCACCTTTTAGTCCTTGAATTCCTTGAATTCCTTGAATTCCTTGAATTCCTTGTTGCCCTGGTAATCCTTCTGCACCTGTATCTCCTGTTGGTCCCGTTGCTCCAGTTGCACCAACTCCTGGTCCTTGAATTCCTTGAATTCCTTGTGGTCCTGTTGCACCAGTTGCTCCAGTAACTCCTGTTGCGCCTTGTGCTCCTGTTGGTCCTTGAACCGAAGATGCATTTAATATCCAATTGTTAGCTGCAACATTGTCTGAAAGTGGGGATACGTAATTAGGTGTTGCCAATTCCATTGTACCACTAATTTCATCATAACTTACAATTCTAGAAACTTGAAATTGATAAGGTGCTACAAATTTTGCAATTTGAACATATCCTTCTGGCATAAATGCCAATGTTTTACTATCGTCAGTTAGATTAGGCCTTACAATTATACTAATAGTTCCGGCATTGTTTAATGCAAATGCTGATGTACTAGTTCCTTTAAGTCCTTTTCCATCAGGTCCTGGATTTCCTTGTTGTCCCGGAGGACCTTGAACTGTTGACGTTGCTCCCGTTTTTCCGGTTGCTCCAGTTGCCCCTCTTATACTTGCACCAGTTGCTCCAGTTGCTCCGGTTGCTCCAGTCGGTCCTTGAACATTTGATGAACTACCTTGATTTCCTTGAATTCCTTGTTCTCCTTGTGGTCCTGTTACACCGGTTGCTCCTGTTGGTCCTTGAACCGTAGAATCTGCTCCGGTTGCACCAATCGGACCCGTTGTTCCTGTTGCACCTTTGATTCCGGTTGCTCCTGTTGCCCCTTGAATTCCTGGAACTCCTGAACCACCAACGCCAACTTTTGTCCATAAAAGACCATTAAAGGCAGTTGCTGATGTATGGTCATTATTTGATTTATAGAAATATGGTCCTGCACCATCATCATACAATACAACCATTCCTTGTTCATATGGTGTATTAGCTTTCCATTCGTTAGTAAAACGAAAATTATTATCTAATTCTGTTTGTGTTAGTGGTCGGTTTTTATCACCTCTAAAATTAATTTTATCGGACATATTTCAATTATAATTTTTTATAAGTCATTTTCTATTGAATCTTGTATTCTAGGAATAGTATCAACATAATTTGGACTAATATAACAAGCATCAACATATGTGCTAAGTCTTGTATTTGCCAATGCTACATTTCTATCAAAATTAGATAACAAAGATTCTTCTAAGTACTTTATATATTTACTTTTATCAAAACCGTAAAATTCATTTCGATTATAGTCGAATTTAGTCTTGTTTCTTTTAGTAGGTTTTCTACTTGTTATCTGATAATAAAAGTATTCTGAAAGATAATTAGTAACATTATTTTCAAACTTAATATTTTCTATAAAACAATAATCTCCAACCGCACAATATCTATTAGGTCTTAAATTGTCTAAATTTGTTTTATTATCTAAATATAAATCGTTAAGAGTTTTATATTTTTTGAAATAAGTTCCATTTCTTAACTTTTTGACAACTTTTAGATTGATATCTTTACAAATAAAACCATCTTTTTCTAAATTTGTCAAAAAGTTGTAAATATTTTCTATTAGAGTTATATCTTGCACATGAAAACTTTTTTATTATTTAATCCAAAAGAAAAACCCTAGAACATGTCTAAGGTTTTAAAGTACTAATGTAAAATACTATGCTGTTATTGTATTATGTATTGAAACTTTTTTTCTAAGAGGTTAGATTCTACTTCATCTATTGCGTATATACTACCTTTATCTTCTAATAACATCCAGGTTACGTTGTTTTTACCTTCAATAGATTTTTCTACTAATCTTATATAAGAATGTCCCTCATCAAATATGGTATATCTAGTTATGTGTTCTGAATTTTGTAATATCATATCCAATCTAATTTTTTTTTGAATTCTCTTATTTTAATTATGCTTAATTCTAAGGAACTTTCAAATATTCTTTCTTTGTGTACACTACCGGAAATATTTTGGTCATGGAAAATATAAACATATAGTTCAGGGTCAAATTGTGTTAGTAATTTATCTTCGTTGTATAATCTTTCTAACACCGGGGTATCTTCTCCTTTAGATTTATTTACATACTTAGGCATTGAACTCTTTTTACATATTAAAGAACCTTCCCAACCCATTTCTTGTCTTTCGAATGTTAATCTCAATTCTTGATATTTATTAGAATAAATTAAAATAGAACGCAAAGTACAGGCATCAATATTTTCTTGTAAACAAAACTTTAATTGATTTTTTATTCTATTTTTATCGTAATAATCATCGTCATCCCAAATGCAAATCCAATTACCCTGTGATTTTGAAATTGCAAAGTTTCTGATTGCACCTAAATATAAACCTTCTTGTTCAACGAACTTATAAAAATAAATATTATTTTTTTCAAATACCTTTTTATTTTGTTTCAAATAAGATTCAGTTTCCTTATCACCACTATAATAAACAATAATTAATTCTTTATCTTTGTGTGTCTGTTCTGTGAAATATTTGACACAATTTTTCAAGTGAGGTACTCTATTTCTGGTAACTGTTATACAACTAACTTTATTCATAAAAATAAGAATTCCAATGATGAACACACCAAGTATCCGATGTGATATTTTCTTTTAATTTTCTAAAATTTTCTGTTCCGAATGGATAGTATGGTGCAGTATCTAAAGGATTTATAAAATTTATACTACTATTTCTTTTAAAACTACCATCATTTGAATTAAGAATTGCACATTTACCAAATGTTTTAGGTAATACTTTTTTCAAAACTTTATCAGCAACCCATTTAAAGGTATCAAATTCATCATCATCATAACTGTTATATTCTTGTATAAGATTTTTCATCAGTCTTGATTTTTTAGGACTAGACATAACATAATTACTTGTAGTAAATTCAGTTTCTAATGGTAAAGATATTTGTTTATATAGTATTTTAGGAATGGGTTTCAAATGTTCTATGTCTGTATCTAAATAGATACCACCATAATTGTATAGTATGTTAGTTCTTATCCAATCTGAATAATATGCATATCGTTTATCGTTCAAAGCGGACTTTGTGAATGCATTTTCTCCAAAGTCATTAGTTGTCCACAATTTATATTCAAAATCCGGATTTAATTTCTTTAGTTTTTTTATCCATTTTAAATGATGGTCTGGAATAGGTTTATCGCCTACCCAGACCTGGTGTATAATTTTTGGTATCATTAAAATAACTTTTTATAACTCTTAAAATCTGCTTTTCCTATATTGTTATTGATTGAACCTATTACATAGGAACTAATTTCAGTTTCTTGTGGTGCAACTTGAATTGCTTTTGAATCTGTCCAATTCTTAATCCACGGAATAGGATTCTTTGTTCTTTCAAAGATTGGTTCTAATCCTACTATTTTCATTCTTTGATTAGTCAAGAACATCATATACTTTTTAAGAATTTCAGAATTCAATCCTATCATTTCACCATCTTTGAAAAGGTAATTTGCCCATTCGATTTCTTCTTGTGCTGCATCTCTATACATTTGTATAACAGTTTCTTCACATTCTTCTACGATATGTTGAAATCCTTCACTTGGTTCGTTTCTTAACTTTTTGATAACGGATTGTGTAAATCCTAAGTGTAGATTTTCATCTCTTTGAATTAATTGAATAATCTTAGCATTTCCTTCCATTAATTTTCTTTCTGCAAAACCATATGCACAAGCAAAAGAAACATAAAATCTAATTCCTTCTAAAATGTTTATTGATACTAGTGTTAGATAAAATTGTTTTTTGATTTCATCTTCTGTTGCATTTTTGTCTGCAGTTTTTTCTATCAATTCATCATAGTACTTAGTTACGGAAGATGCTCTTTTTAGAATTTCCTCATCATTCAATATTTCATCAAATACTTCACTTGGTTTACTGAAAAGATTCATAATAATCCAACTGTAACTGTAACTATGAATTGTTTCTTGAAATTCCCAGGCTTTACCGAATGCTTCTATTTCTGGATTTGATGCATAGTCAATAATATTGTGAATACCTCTACCTTGTACAGAATCTAAAAGAATTTGATATGAAAGATTTTTAACAAATATATGTTTTTGAGCATCTGACATTTTATTCCAATCAGCAGTTTCGTTATCTAAAGAAACCTCTTCCGGTCTCCAAAAGAAACTTAATTGTTGTTTAAAAAATTCAAGATTAGATTTGTATCTTGTTTTATCATATCTTTGTAAATTCAATCCTTTTCCAAAAAACATAGGTTCTTTAGTGTGGTCAATGTTAAGTTTGTTAATAACTGATTTTACGTATTCTTTTGTATCTTCTATCATAGTGATTTATTTCTTTAGTAATTAAATGTTTTTATATTTGTAAATATTTTATAATTTGAATAATTATTTTATGGTATAGTAGCTGGTTCTATTTTTATTATGTCTGAACACAAAACGTGCTTAGTATTACCACTGATTACGATTGCTGAAGACACAATAAATTGTTCTTTTATTAGGTAATAATCTACACTATATTTTGTTTTTACCGATTTTGTTCCTCCTATATCGTTTATTGCAATTTCTGTAAAGGATGAAACCGTTCCTGTATATTTTTCAACGATTTCTCCTTCTATAATAATTTCGGATGATGCTAATTTATCGTATATTGTTAATTTCTTTGTAGTTCCTACCATAATATATTTAATGCAAAAAAAGAGAACCGTAGCGACACTGTTCTCTTTAAACACCTACCGAAGCAAGTAACTTTTACGGTCCTAAACGTAAAAATATTTTAATTGTATTCTATTGTACCAGATAACTGAATACTAGATTTTAATTTTTTCCAATTCGTTATATCATTAGACATAACTGGTTTACCACCATTATCAACATTTACAGCAATAGTTACATGTGGTATATCTTTGTCAGAATAATAACCTTCAACTTTTACAGCAATTGCCATATCTGATATTCCGATTTCTGTTGCTTTAATAACTTTAGTTTTACCAATATCACCTTGTAGGTTTTGAGACAAACCTTTATTTAAACTTATGGTCATATGGTGTGCAAATATTTTCCAGTCTTTTGGAATATATTCCTTTGTTTCTTTTATCAATTTTTCGTGTGAATCTTTGTCTAATGTTAGACCAACAAATCGAGTACCTTTTTTCTCGTTCAAAAATTCGTTTAGTCCTTTCATAACTATTTATTTACGCCAGTCCCAAACACTGTCTTTGTTTTTAACTCTAGAAAGACTACCATAGTCAATATATGTTCCTCTATTTATAAAAAGTACTTTATCATATAATAGGGCATCACCAAAGTTATCTCCAAAAGAATTAGATACCTGGCCATATTCTTTAGCACCTTTTTCTTTAAGAAACTCAAAAAATTTAGAAATCATTTCTAATTTTATGTTTTGATTAGGTTCAAGATTTCCTTTACGCATTGGTTTAGGAACTATTGAATCCATTTCTTTGCTTTTTTTACCATCACCTCTTTTATACCATTGATGTTTTATTTTTTGTTCAGGAACAATAACGAATCCACTTTCTAAATATGAATCATCACTTTCATCGTTAAATTCCATAGAAATAGTATAAGCTACTTTCATTAGTCTTTCTTCAACTTTACTCTCATTCAAAAATTCGTTTATTCCTTTCATAACTATTTTTATTTTTCACAATCTTCACAAGCTTCACAGTCACAGTCACAATCAACAGTTTTAAAACTACTAATTAATCTTTGAACTCCAAATCCAAGTGCAATTCCAAAAGGAAACCAATTTCCATAAAATGCAAATCCAGCCGCAACTGCAAATGCAAAAATCGAGTTGAACCAACCCGAATTAACTACTTTTTTAATCTTATTCATATCTATTATTTATTTTTAAAGAATTTATCATATTCTATTTAACTATTTCATTATACATTTGAGTTGCCAATTGAGCAATTTCTGATTTAAAGGCCACTTTCATATCGTGAGGTAAATGACCAGCAAATTTCTCAACAACACTGTGAGCTTTGATTCCCATAATTATACCTTCTGCTTTTTCCTTTGATTCAGAAACAGCAATTCCAACATAACCTTTCTTTACTAAACTTTGAATTTTAGTTTTAGTTCCTTTAACTGCAAAGAAATCTCCATCTTTTGATAATACGCAATATGCCATAGTAGTAAGTTTTAAGTTTAGTTATTTTTTAAGTTTTTGATAGTAAAGTTTCAAGTTTAGGTAGCGTTCTCCCTCTTCGTAATGCCATGCTTCTCTAACCCAGTTTTCTTTTTCTAATGGGTCGTAACCTATGATAAATTTGTAATCTTTTTCACTTACAAATTCTTTAGTATTAACTAAATTTTCATATCTTTGATATTCTATTAAATTTTCGTAATCTATTTCTGTCATTTTTTGTAGTATTAAAGTTAAACAATAAGTTGATGACCTCATCAACAATTACAATGTACGAATAAATATTGACATTTGCAACTTTTCGAGCACATATGATTAATTTATTTTTACTCTTTCTTCACCTTGCAAAAAGTTGTTTTTTATTGCTTTAGTACATTTTTTATAAATCTTAATATCCTTAACAAGTAAAATTTCGATATTTCTTTCTTTAATTATATCCTTGTCTTTGTTTTCATAATAAACGTTTATATCTTCGCAGAAATCAATTCTATTCCAAAATTTATTTTTATCAGATACCCATCCTACTCTTGCTTCTTTGTAAAAGAAACCTTTTCCTTCCAAAACTAAGTCCATTATGGATTTGTTATCATATTCAGAAGCATTACTAACACTTGACCATATTCCAGTATATGAATTTGTAGCACCGTTAGATTCAAATTGGAAAAAACTCGCATCAATATAACGGTTAACTTTTTTATGAGTGGGTTTTACAACTTCTGATTTAGTAAGTGAATATTTTACTTGATTGTAATTTTTACTTTTTAACCAGGCATTAAGTTTATCGTAGTGTTTTTTCATTGCAGTTTCCATATTTCCTTTTACAAAAGCAACTTTATTAAGTTCTACCCAGATTTTAGGAATCCAAGTATTCAACTTTACTACCACTTCTTTTACACCTTTATATGTATCGAACTCTATCAAAAAAGCTTTTTCCGTTTCTCTAATAACTGTATAATCCATATATCTTGTTTTTATCTTTGTTGATAACCTCACCAACAATTACAATATACGAATAAATATTGACATTTGCAACTTTTTAGGCATAAGAAAACCGATAAATCAAAGAAATATCGGTTCTCATTTTAACTTTTTTAAGTTATGATTTTTTAAGATTCTTAATACATTGTATTGCCCATGATTGAACATCGGCATTTAATTCATCTAATGAATCACTAAAAGGAAAATCATCTACTGCATTGTCATTGTATAAATCACTATCATCATCTATCCAATCAATTGTAAGTTCTTTGAAAGCTTTTGCCAAGTTACCTATAAGTTTGATGGCTTCAGCAGCTTCTTTTGATGCTTCGTTTAACTTTCCTTCGTTTAGTTCTTTTAATGTTTTCATTTTTTATATTTATTTTATTTAATCAAGACTATATAAATCTTTAATTTTCTTATGTTTAAATTTAGCACCTAAGTCTGTTTGCATAGATGGTTTATAAGTTGCATCTTTGTGAAAGTCTTTAAGGTATTGCATCATTCTTGAACCAAAACCTTTTCTTCTATATTTAGGAACAACAACAACATCACTTACTGTTAGCTCTTTTTCAAAAATAACATACTCTACCATACCTACAATATCTCCGTTAATATACATACCTAACTCGTAGTTATTTTGACCTCCGTAAGAATCTAAATGTTCAACTTTATATTCAATCTTAGTTTTAGATTCGTTTAGTATGTCTAAATAACTTTTCATATCTATTATTTAATTAGCATAATCTGTTTGGGTTCAAATGCAACATATTCTGCTTTATACATTTGTTTTCCTACTTGGATGCCATCGAAACCTTTTCCTTTTACCATATTTGTCCACTTTTCAAGTTGTGTATCTGTTTGTCGTCCAGATAGTTGTCCACTGAACCAATCACTATCTCTTATTAGTGGATTTTGTATTGATAGATAACAACTAAGAACAACTGGTTTTCCTTTTCCTTGTATTTCTACAGACTGTTTTGCATATTCCAATGCAAGTAGTCTATCAGGTGTAAAATAGAAACCTTTACCATACATTCCCCAATCAGTTTTTCCAAAATTATTATAACTGAAAGTATTAAAATGTACATTTGTTCCGTGATATACAATCAACGGTTTACCATCATGGTCTAGCACTTTAGAATCCTTGAACCATTCAAAAAAAGTTTTATCTAATTTTGAACCTTCGTTTAAATATTCGTCTAATCCTTTCATTCATTACTTTAATTTTCTGTAAACTACATCAGCTTCACCGTATAATGCTTTGAAAGAACCATCTGGGTCATATTTTGGGTCATATTTATCTCTGTCGTATTCAACAAAACCTAAATTAGAATAGAAATCATCCAATCTTCCTGAAAAGTGGTCTAAAACTTTAGCCCCTTGTTTGATTGCATATTTTACAACATCATCACCTACTAATCCAACACCTCGTTCATTTTTGTGAACAGCAACAAGTTCTTGAAACTTACCATCTTTCTTTTTTAATGCAAATCCAATATTATATCCTTTCAACTTATATAGTTTCATTTTTTTCAATTCAGAAATACTATAATTTGTAAGCATTTTTTGATGTTTAGATTTACTCAAAGAGTTTTTGAATTCTACTGCATTAGATTCAAATTCCCCATTTTTAATCAATTCTAAAACTTCCGCATCTGCCTTACCTTCATTTAAACTAAAAAAGTTTTCCATAATCATATGGAGAGCCATTTTATCTCTGCGTTCGTTGTATTCTTTTAATTCGTTTATTGTCTTCATTAGTCAAATATTTTTTTCATTACATTATTTAATTCTAACAATTTCTTGTAATCAACATTATCATTTTCGATAAACAATTTTCTATTAACTTCAATCATTATACTATGAACATTTTTATCTTTTTTATAGCATTTCAAAGGTACAATAGTTCCACCATAAGGATTGTTGATTTTAACAGTATAACCTAAATTCTCAAAATATATCCTTACTTGGTCACATAACCATTTTGGTGTATGAAAATCATCAGTACCTAAACAAATATCCGGTCTATTAGGTTCTTTAATCAAATCAGTTTCGAATGGGGTATCACTAAAAGAATGGCAATCAATTATAGTTGCAGAACCTCGTTTGTATATTTTATCAAATACCGCATCTTCAAGTTCATCGTGATGTCTATCATAAAAATACTTAACATTACTTTTGGACGAACTTTCATTTCTTAAATCTCTACCATCATCTGTTTTTGTATAATAGAAACCTCTACCAAATTGAAACATTTCTTCTTGTTCGTCAGGTAATCTTTCTACATCACAATAAATTCTATTGTATTTGAATTTATGTTGTGTAATATTACTTCCTAAATCAAATATAACATCAGTTCCTATGTCTGTCAATTTTAATATTTCTTTGTTTATTTCATCATCGTTTATTAAAAATTCACTTCTATCAGGAATAGACACACTTGCGTGTGGTATATGCATAATTAAAGTTTCTTTGAATTCATCATTGAATAAATCGTTACCAAGTATTGTATTATTTTTTATATCGCTCATATTATTACTTTCTTACTTTTTAAAGGTAAAAATACTACTAAATATTTTATATTACACAAAAAAACCCTACCAAGTAAATGATAGGGTTCAATGATTTGTTTACAGTGTACAAGCACCACCATCACAACCACTTTCCATCGGGTCGTCTTCTTTTGGTAAATCTTTTAAAGTTTCATTTAATTGATTAGTGAAATCTTCAGTTTTATTATCAAAGGTATTTGCATAATATACTTGTTTTCCACCATAAGCATAAAATCTAAGTAAGTCATCAGCCAATACATCCATAGGAACTCTACCATCTTCCCAATCTTGTGGGTCATAATAATGATTACAACTTAATGCTTGGTCAGTCCATTTTTGAATAACACTATGGATATTAATAATACCTTCATTACTTTCCATATCAAATGCATAAGTATATTTGTTCTTGTACTTTGAATATCCTGGAATAACCATCTTAATTGCACCGGCCTTACTAGTCTTAACTTGAATAGGGGTTCTTGGTGGTTCAAATCCATTTGTACTATTAGAAATTACAGAAGAACTTTCTACTGGCATATGAGCATTTAAAGTACTATGTCGCATTCCATATTCTTTGATATTTTCTCTTAATGTTTCCCAATCCAAATCTAATTTTCTATTGACAAGTTTATCTACATTTTTATTGTAGTTATCAATTATCAATTCACCTTTTGAAAATCTTGTTTTGTAATAGTAATCACAGGCACCTTTTTCTTTTGCCATATTATTACTAGCTTTTAAACAATAATATGTAAAGTGTTCAAACAACCTATCAATTTCTTCTAATGCATTTGAATCTTCATAATCAAAACCTTTCTTTGCCATCCAATATGCAAAGTTAGTAATTCCAATTCCTATACTTCTACGTTTTAACATTTTCAATGCAGCAAACATAGGATATTCTTGTTTATCAATAACCCATTCTAATGTATCAACAATGTTTTTAGTAACTCTTTCTAATTCTTTATAATCTCTAATTTTACCTAAGTTTACAGCTGCAAGTGTACATAATGCTATTTCAGCAGGTTTTTCTCCATAAACTATTTCAGCTTTGATTTTGATATAATCTCTTAAACTACTATCTTCTTTTCCATAAGATAAGTATAAATCAGTTCTTCCTGTCGATTCGTGAATAATTTCATTTTCAGAACCAAAAGATTTTCCTGTAATGTAAACATCATTGTGTTTCAACCAGTTTTCTAGTTCATCTTTTTTGTTAGAATCGACAATTAAATATCTATCAACTAACTTACCGTCATCTTCGTGATTTAGTGGACTAGTAGGTAAATTAATTTCTTGGCATAAATTACTCATTGTAATTCTATTACCATTTTCTGTATCGAAAGTAGTATGTGAATTAGCATTGTCTATATTCATAATATAGATTCTACCAGTTTCAAATCGCTCTTGAATAATATCACCTATCAATTCTCTTGCCGAAACTAATTCTTTAGGAATTGATTCATCTCTTTCATATTTCAAATACAAGTCATCAAACTTTTCAAGTCCGAAATTATCATATAATCCTGGAACATCGTTAGGAGAAAATAAAGTAATCAAATCATTTTCAACAAAACGTTGCCAAAATATTTTAGAAAATTGAATACTATAATCTAATTTTCTAACTCTTTTTTCATCAGAACCTTTGTTGTTCTTTAAAACAATAATATCAGCAATTTGTTTATGCCAAATTGGAATATGTGCAGTTCCACCACCACCTCGTAAACCATTTTGATGAACTGCCTTTGTATTAGTTTCGAATGTTTTTAAGAAAGGAATTAATCCGGTATGAATAACATCTCCATTTCTAATTTCATCACCTACTGCTCTAATTCTACCAACATTCATACCGATTCCGGCACGTTTTGCTGTATAACTTACAATTGCATTAGAAGTCGAATTGATTGACTTAATCGAATCATCGCATTCGATGAGAGTACACGAACTATATTGTGTCGTATTCGTTCTAATCCCAGATACAACTGGTGTTGACAATGAAATATAAAATTCTGAATAATCATTATATTTTGATTTAATATCTTGAAATCTTTTTCTTTTGTCTTGAATGCCAGCAGAAACACACATCGCAATTGCGATATACATAAATTGAGGTGTTTCGAATATTTCATCTGTTTTTCTATTTTTTATCAAGTACTTATCGGACATTTGTCTTATACTTGCATAAGTATAATCCCAATCTTTTTTGTGATTGAGTATTTTATTACCTATGTCTTGAATTTCTTCTTTAGTATAATTTTCTAAAATTTCTTTTGTGTACCAATTTTTATCTTGCATAACTTTTAAGTGGTCATACAAAGTAGGTAGGTATTTAAACGTATTGAAAACTTTCTTTCTCAAATACATATTGTAAAGCTTACCAGCCACTAAATCGTAGTTAGGTGTTTCTTCACAAATCAAATCAACACAAGAACTTATAAGAACTTGTTGAATATCTGAACTCTTTATTCCATCGTAAAATTGAAGATTGGCATTCATAGCAATTTCCGATGCACTAACATCTGAAATATCGGCAGTTGCCCAAAGTAGAACTTTGTTTATCTTTTCGATATTGAGAGGTTCTTTCGCACCATCTCTTTTAATAATCATTATATTATCCATTAGCAAGTATTATTTTTTGTATCAATTGAACAACAACATCTGGTGTAGTATCGTATTTCAATCGCAATTCGTCTAAAAACTTTAGTTCTTTATCTCTAAGTTTTTCCATAGTTTTCAATTCTTCTTGAATTTCTGTTTGAAGAATTGTTAATTCATCTTTATACCCTGATACCTTGTCCGCACGTTTCTTGTAGTTTTTTGCAAATTCTAAAACTTTTTGTTCATCCTCTTTACTAATCATATTATCTAAATGTTTTAAATGCTATTTCTATTTCTTTGTTCATATCAATACATTCTATGAATACATCGTTTTTTCTTTTGTATTTTTCGTTTGCTGTATGAATTATCCATTTTTCTCCTGGTTCGAATCCTGTTATATCACAAGCCATTTTTTGATAACCAGATAGTTGTGCAGAATACTTTGAAAAGTTACAGTCTTTGAACTTTCTAAATACTCCACTCATTACTTTATTCATAAAAGAAGTTTTTTCTATTTTCTTGTTTGTTTTATAATCAAGAATATGAACAACTCCTTTATCGAAAATAGGTAAATCAATAAGACCACATAGTTGACTTTCGTGGTCCCATACCATTATTTCTGGTATTACACAAACATCATCTTTAGTAACATCTAATATCGTCTTGTTCATATATGGATAGTATTTACCCTTCCAAGTAATTCCATTTTCTATAACATCTTTTTCTCTTTTGTCGTGTTCAATTGAACCTTCATTTGTAGAGTTGGCCCAATCAGCTAAAATGTTTTCCTTTTCTTTTACTATTTTTGCACCTAATGTTGGGTTCGATTCACAAATCTTTTCATAAAATAAATGTACCTTAGACCACGCAGTAAAATTACTTTCGTTTAATTTTGATACTATAAGTTTTTTTAAGTCTTTAAACTTTTGTTCAGGTAAAGAATTTTTGATTGCTTTATATTTGGCAGTTTCGTCAGCTTTAAAAGGAGCACAAAAATCTTTAAGAAAAGTTGTCATCCCAGTGTATTTTACACCATCAGCATTATAATATGCATGTTCCTTTTCGTAGAATACAAGTCCTCCTCGCTTTCGCAAGTCTAAATCCCTGTTAGGTAAAATATTACTCATTATTTTATTTTTTTAGTAAAGTGGTTGCAATATTTAAAAAATTCTTGCATAGATTTATCAGTGTGTAGTGATGCAAAAACTTTTTTATTTTTATCACTTTTTTTAGATTCGGTCACAAAGATATTATACTTTCTATTTTTCTTAATCATTTTGATTTCGACACCTTCATTTGTAACAAATTCTATTATACTTTTTTCTTTTGTTTTATTTTTCATTTGAAAATTCCTTTTTAGATTTATCTATTGTTGTTGAAATTGTTTCCATAAATTTTTCGATGTCTGATTTCATCTTATCTATCATAACTATATTGTCATCATCTTTTATCAAATTAAACATTTCTATCATGGTAGTAAGTTTAGTTACTAAAATTATGTAATCTATTTTTTCTGTCTTTATAGCTTCAATTACTTTCGATTTACCATCTTCTTCAAAAATTTGTATCTTGAAAGATATTTTTTCAATGGCTTCGGTTAATGTTCTTTTAGAAACTACATTTTCTAAATATTCTTTTACTAAAGATGTACTTTGTTTGCCCAATTTTGTTTAAGTTTTTTTGCTATACCTATTAAAGAATAAATATGACCATAATATTTTAAAGTCTGTATTGATTTATTTAATTTGAGTAAATATTGTATGAAAAGTAATTCATCTAGATTTATAGAAAAGTCATTTGTACCTACATTCGGAGAAGAGTTTAGTAACATAGAAACGCCTGAATTTGATTCTGAAATATGGACAACTGAACTAGTAGATGCTCTTATTGATAAGTTTGAACATTATGGTTTGGATTTAGGTAAAGCTAAGAATCCTTTCTTTGATAAGAATCCTACTTTAAGAAAAGGTAGAGTTGCATTTAAAATGACTGATGATGAATTATTAGAATTTAAAAGATGTAGAAAAGACATAATATATTTTGCAAATAAGTATGTTCAATTAATGACCCCTGAAGGAATAGGACACATTACTTTATATCCTTATCAAGAACAAATGTTATTGAACTATAAAAATGGTAAAAACAATATAGTAGTAGGTTCTAGGCAAATTGGTAAAACCGTAGTTGCTGGTATATTTTTAACTTGGTTTTTAATTTTTCATCCTGACAAAAATATAATGTTGGCTGCCAACAAAGGAGATACTGCAAAAGAAATATTAGACAAAGTTAAGAATATAATATCTTTCTTACCTTTTTGGCTGAAACCTGGATTATTTTCTTGGAATATGTTCAGTATAATGACTGATGCAAATTCAAGAATACTAGCAACAACTACTACGGACAAAGCTGCAATTGGTTTTACTATTCATTTACTTTTCTTAGATGAATTTGCACACGTTAGGGAAAGTATTCAAAGAAGTTTTTGGGATAACATTTATCCTGTAATGGCAGCTGACCCCAAATCTAAGATGATTATGACCAGTACACCTAATGGATATGAATTATTTCAAGAGTTATATCACAATGCGTCTGAATTGCCTGAGGGTAAAAGTAACGGATTTACGCATATGAAAATTCCTTGGTGGGATGTTCCAGGAAGAGATGAAAGTTGGGCAGACCAACAAAAAGCAATTCTGGGAGAAGATGCTTTCAATGAACAATTTGCTTGTGCATTTCAAAGAAGTGATTTATTATTACTATCAGCAAAGGAATTGAATAGTATGAAAGGTAACATTGAACCGTTTGTACATCACGAATTTGAACATTTGAATGATTATAATATATTATATGAAAATCTAGTATTCAAAGAAAGTTATGATATTGAAAACCTAAAAAAAGATTTTATAATCTTTAGTATAGATTTGGCAGAAGGTGTTGGTAGAGATTACACAGTAATGCAAATTTTTAAATTATCACCTAAATTTGAAAGAAACATAGAAGTTTCTAACAATGAAATTTTTCAATTAGAAAAACATTTTTACTTGGACCAAATAGGTATTTTTAGAGATAATTTAGTAAGTATAGAAGATTTTGCAAAATTAGCTTATAATTTTTTGTTTTCTGGTAAGTTTGTTAACATTGACAATATAAAAGTTGTATTAGAATGGAATACATATGGTTCATTTTTTGATGAAAAATTAAAAAATTTATATGGTAGTAAAAATATGTACGATGATTCTGTCTATCTAAAAACCTTTCATAGAAAAGGAGCTAAAAGGAAAAAAATTGGATTGCGACAAGATAAAGTTACTAAACCAAGAAATTGTGCCGAAGTTAAAAATTTGATTTCGAGTAACTTATTAGTATTGCACGATAAGTGGACGGCACAAGAATTTAATCATTTCAATAGAAACAAAAAAGGTTCTTATGAAGCAAGTACAGGACACGATGATACGGTCATGACTTGTGTTAATATTGTAGAAGTTTTCAGAGATTCTTTATACGTAGATATGGTTGCAGAATGTTTTGAAACACAAGAACCGGATACTAAGATACACATAAATTCACAAATGAAAAATGGTAATTCTTTAGATAGTAGTACAGATTATCTTGCAGACAAAGATTTTGACAATGACTTTTCGGTAGGAACTGATTGGTTCTAAATATAAAATAGTTTCCTTTATACTATACAACTTTCTTAAACAAATCATCAAATGCTGATGTAGTCGATGCTTGAAATTGTGGGGCTGGTGTATATTCACCTTTATACCTTACTTCAATATTAACTAAAACTTTACCACCAAGTGAAATAGTAAAGAATATTTTTGCAGCACCTTCTTCTCCTTTTGGAATTTCAAATGCTTGTGTTTTTGCTTCGTTCAACTGAACTTTTAACTTATCATTTGACATCAAATCACTTATTACACTAATTGTAGTATCAAGGTCTTTCATATCTGCAGTTCCTACTTCAATGGTGTCTTTCAATTTCTTACCAATACCAGTGTTCAACCAAAAATCAAATCTACCTTCCGATAACTCAGTAACAACATCGTCTATCGTTTGGTTATTAGGTACTAATGTCTTCATTTCAGTTCTAAATGCGAGGTCAAAGAAACCTTGCATAAACTTTTTACCATTTCTTGGAACGGCATCAGCAATAGTTTTATAAAAGTGGAATTCCTGACTTTCATTTGATTTAAGTGCGCTTGTTATAATAGATTTATTTGTTTTTCTAACTACACCGAAAAGTTTTTTCTCAGACATTTTCTTCAAGGCATCTTTTTCTTTTGATGTTTTTGCATTATTTATCAAAACAGTTCTAAAGAAGTTCACCCTTGCGTCTTCAATAACTTTAAGTTCACCTTTATCTAAAATGTTTTTCAACATACTACTTTCGCCAGTTGCCGGTTTGTTAATCAAGGTTGGATTTGCCGAAGACGATTTGAGTTTCTTTTTCAAAGAGAAACCATAGTAATTATTATTGGAACCTTTTATTATAATATCCGATGGGTTGAAGTTTTTAAAACTTTTTGCAGAATCTTCTGGATTGAATATTTCAATATCCTTGTGCCATGATTGACCTGTCCAATATGCTTTAGTTGGTTTCGCACCTTTTTTCTTCATAGTTTCCAAAATCGCATTACTTGATGATATGCTTGGTGCTAAATCAATATAGTTCATGTTAATACCATCTTTTATTTGCGTTTCTTTACCTTCTTGTCCTTCAACTTCACCAACTTTACCCTCTACTAATGCAAGTATTTTATCACAATCCTCCAGTGGTATGTTTGGTTCGGAATAAATTGTTCCTAATAATACCAATGCGGCAGTTAAGACTTCTTGTACATCAATAGTTGTTTTCAGTGATTTAAAGAATATATCAATAGTTTGTGGTTTATTATCTTTAACTAATCCAGAATTGCCAATTCCAATACGAATCTTTCCCATTGTACCTGAAGTTAGTTCTTTCCAATCCCCTCCACCATCAGATGTTTTGAAATAATCCTCAACAAAACTAATAACCGATTTTTTCGCTTGTGGTCGTTCTGATGATTTCATTTCAGTAACTACAATCTTAGTAGATATACCAGAAATAGGAGCTTCTGAATAGTTTTTTGTAGGTTCATCAGGGTCAACAAAAGATGAATAACCTTGACTACTCAACCAAGAAATAAATGCGGTGTAAAATTGGTCGTTTGGTGTTAATTCGTCTGTTAATAAATTTTCATTTAAAAATTGTCTGTAATCTTTCATTATCTAGGTACTTTTTTAATATCGTCTAGTGCTTCTACAACTGCCAATTCAACTAATCCTTTAGCTGATTCATTTTCTAATAATGCCATATTATCCATTACCGGGGTTTTAAACTTTATAGTTTCTATACCAGCAATATCTTTATCTATAATTTTACCTTCTTCATCCACATTAATAGAAACAGAAGAACTGAATTCTACACTTATTGAATAAGTTTCATCTTTATAAGTTGTTTCGATTAAAGGGATTATAGTAAAAGAATTATATTCTTCATCTAATATTTTTTCCGAAACATATTGTTTTACTGAACTTTTAAATGCATCTACAAATAATTCGTCTTCGAAAATTTTTATCAACTCTTCCTCCCCTTCTTCTTCCTCTTCTTCCTCTTCTTCAGCGTCATCTTCTTCAGCAGAATCATCTTTTTTCTTTTCGGGAAAAGTTCCCTTTTCAGTTTCTTCAGTTTCAACTTCTTCCTCTTCTTCAGCTTCGTTTATACCTAAACGTTCTAACAGTTTAGAATGTTGGTTAAAAAATTTTCTATAATCTTTCATATCAATTGTTTCGTTTTAATATTTAATACTTACTTTAAATATACACAAAAATTCTTAGAAAAACAAGTCCTAAGAATTTTTATTTAAAAATTAGCGTTTTTATCTTGCTGTTGTTTTATTTCTTCTGGGTCTTCTTTAGATGCCCAAATTGTGCTTCTTGCTGTACTTTGTTCTTCGTAGGAACAATTCATAAATGTATTACTGAATTTCATTTTGCAATAATCATCTAATTCTTTTCTTTGGTCTGGACTTAAATCGTTATATACTGCAATTTTATCAGCATCTTCTGAACCAGAATATCCACCAAATGCAATACTTTCTGCAACATATTCATCTGGTATTTCTATAAGACTGCTACGTATTAAAAATTCATCATCATCGTATCCAAATTTTTGAATAAGTTTTTCTATTTTATCAGCACCTTTAGGTTTACCTATTGGTCCTGTATCAAGATGTGTTGGATTTACAAAAGATAAATCGTTACCATCTAATTCAATATCTTCCATACCTAATTTAGAAAGTAATTTTGTTAATTCACTTATGAACTTTTTATCACTTAATGGGTCCTTGTATTCGTCATTTTCTGTTAAAAATGTTCTATAATTCTTCATCTTTATTTTCTTTTTTGTTCTTTTTACCTATACCTTCAACTAATGTTCCAGCTCCTAATAATCCAGCTCCTGTTATAATTATAAATTGTATTAAAGATTCAGCATTTGAATCTGAATAACCATCAAAAGATTTATATACATAATAAGTTGCTGCAATAAGAGACCACTTTATCATTAGTATTCCACAAATTCGTTTACTACTTACTTTAGAATCTTTGTGAAAAGCGCCTGTATACCAATTCAAAAATCTTTTAAATATGTTTTCTTTATCTTTTGACAATTTTATTTATTTATTTTTGAATAGGATTACCTTTGTTGGGTCCATGTTTATGAATATAATTAGAAGTTCCTGTTTTAAGTTTTCTTAATAGGTTTTTACGTTCTCTATCCAAAGGAATTATTTTACCTTCTTTTTTTCCTTTTTTGATATCATCAATTTCTTTTTCTAATTCTTTAAGTCTGTTAAATTCTTCTTGACCTAAACTTTCTATTTTTTCAAGAAAATTAACTTTAGCACTTTCTATTGTACCCGTTATTTTAGAATTTCTATCTCTAATTTTTACTCTATCATCGGAATCTGGGTCGGATAGTACATCATAAACCTTTGCCGCTTCAGCTTTACTATCGGCATATCCTTTTTTCCATTTTACTACATCGCCAGTTTGAATATTTGATTTCTTTTCGTTTAAAAATTCGTTTAACGCTTTCATAGTTCTATTTGATTTTTGTTCTTTTACATAAGGAAACATTGCATCTATTTTACCTCCGTTTAAATCGGATGCAATTTTAGCTACTTGCTCAGGTTCAATTTTCGGCATATCCTTTCTTGCCGGTGCTCCTGCTGGCAGTTTCTTAGATTGAATTGCTTTCAGTCTTTTTTCAACTAAATCTTTTCCTAAAGTTTCATACCAAGCAATTGAAGCATCTTTGTTGTAATATTTTTTATTCATATTCTTACCCGTATAAACAGCATCTTCAATATCTTGAATAGTTGCTTTATAGATATTTGTGTCTCCACCTTTAGGTTCTACACCTCTTTCGTTTCCTAATGCATCACCAGCTTTTCTTAATACAGGAACTAAATCTCCTATTGTTAAGTTAGATTGCATACCTTGTACTTTTGCATTTGGATTTCCGAACATAGTTGCAGCCCATCTATGATGACCATCTAAAATATAATTATCTCTGGAGACCATTGCATTCAAATCACCACCAACTATATTGTTGATTGCCATATCTAATGCTTTACTTAAATAAATTGCATCTTGACTAGGTTTCAATGCTTTTGCCGGAATACTAAACCTTTTAGTTTCAATTACATCATCACTGAAATCACCATCTTTTTTACCGTTTTTGAAAAATTCATCATCTTTCATCGGACCATCATTTGAAAACTTATTTGGGTCGATTTCTTTTGTTTTCAAGTCTTCGAAAATTTCTGAATAAGAAAATACTTCACCACCATATTCTTTGGCAGCTTTTTCTGCATCTTTTTTATCTTCAAAGGGAAGAGATATGTGTTTATTATCAGTGAATGATATTTTTTTCATACCATGATATGTAAGATATTTTTCTCCTTTTTTGACACGAAAAGTGTCTTTGTATTTTGCTTCGTTTAAAAATTCGTTGAATGATTTCATAATATTAGTTTCTTTTCTAGTCGTAATCTCTTAATGTTATTTTCCAAGAACGAACTTGTCCTAAAGGCACACCTAATTCTTTAGATTTTTTTTTCATTTCTCTTTTAAAAACCATAAAAACTTTGTCTGCAAGTGCTCTTGCTTTACCATCTTTTCCAAATAGTTCATTTGTTGTTTCTCTAACAACCTTTGCACTATTTTTCATTTTCTTGGTTTGTTTAATTCGTCTTTCACTTAATTCGTCTTCACTTTCAATGTCGTCTTCATCAGGAATATCTAAATCGACTGTAATTTCGATATCATTTTCGTCTTCATCGTTTTCTTCAGATTCATATAAAAATTCGTTTAATGATTTCATAATTTATTTACTTTTTTATAATATATTTAATCGTTGTCCGGGTCTTCTATATTATCATCTTCTTCTGTATCTAAATCTTGTAATAATGCCTTTGCATTCGTATAAACTTTTGTTTCTTTATTTCCAGAAACATCAATACTATTGTCTAGTACTTGTGCCTGTGGCAATTCTCCTTGCATACGTCTAAATTCTTCTTGCATCGAAATAACGTGCAGTTGAACATTCTTTAACATATCAATAATATTTCCTTGTAATTGACCAGCAACTTCAAACAATCTTGGATTCATATCTCCAGCATCAATTCCGTTGACAATCTTATCAACCATATGTTCTGCAATTTTTATTTGTCTAAAAAGAGTTTTTATATTAGATGTGGTCACTGCAGCTTTGGCTTGCATAAATTCATTTTGAGATAGAATTTTTGCATCGAAATAAAGTTTCATACAAGAAAGAACAATTTTCTGTGCTTTCATTTTTGTTTTATTGTCAACTTCTGCAATGTTTAAAGGTTCTATTGGGTCTATTTCTAATGCTGGAAATCCTACACCAGAATCTTGGTCGTTAATTAGACCGGCAATTTCATCTTTTAAATAATCTTTGTCTTTATCTTTCATAATAAATAGTATCTACACTATTTAACAAAGACAAAAAACACCTATATGTCGGTGTCCTTTATCTTTTCTATGAATTCAAACATTTTTTCGTTAGATTCAAAATACTCTACATAATTATGAAAAAATGGTAAGAAATGGTCAGAATGTGTTTCTTTTATAACAACAAATGCTTTTTTTAATACCTCTCTACCAGCTCTAGGGTGTTTAAAGAAAAACAACTTTTCGTGCTCTTCTATGTATTTTTCTGAATGTCTTTCTGGAATTGACCAATGTACAACCCATTCGTTAGTATTCGATGGATTGGATTCTAAATAAGGTTCTCCTTCAGGACCCCATCCTTCGGGCACTTCGGGTTTTAATACGTTGTCAGAAGTACGAATACTACTTACTTTATTAAAAAAATACCATTCAGCTGTTTCAACCAAATGGTAAGATAAGATTTCTTTTTTCATTCTTCAAAGTTTAGTAACAAGGTCCAAATTGATAATGAACCTATCATATAAACACAAAGAAAATCTACATCTTGTAGATTAGTAAAAAATTGTTGCATTACGCATATCATAGCAAAAGCTGAAATTACTAATTGCGTTGTTCGTTTAAAGAATGTTTTTAATATAGTCATATTTTTATATTTTAGTTAATACTCAATCCTACTACGATTCTTCTTGCCACTCTTAAAGTTTTGTAACGGCCATGTTTTACGATTTCAACATTCGAAGCTGAAGTTTTTATCGTTTCTCCAACATCGTTGATTCCGATTAAAGTTTCTGAAATAACTCTACCGAATTTCTTGAATGCTCTAACTTCTTCGATTTTGAAAGTTTCATCTTTGAACTTTCTTACTCTTGGATTAGTAACCTTAACAACATCACCTTCTTCAAGGTTGAAACTTCCTAATCTTCTTGGAACTTCGTTGATTGCATATTCAGTTGCCAACTCTTCGTACTTTTCAACTTCTTTAAGGTCTGACCTTACATCATCATATTCATGTGGAAATTCTACTGAACCACCAAATCTGGTTGAACCCCAAATGTGCTTGATAACTTTTTTTTCTTTGGTATCTACGAACATCGTGTAGAAATCCGAATCGTTATAGTAATTATTTTCTCCTCCGTAGTATGCAATAAATCTTTTCATAGTAGTAAATTTTAAGTTAAACGTTGATAACCTCACCAACAATAACAAGATACGAAAACGGTTCCATAGTTTTGTCATAGAACCGCCATAATTAGTTTGTTTTCAAAAATTACAAATAAACTTCATAATCAGAATTCTCGTTGTAATTAATAAAATCTAACAACTCTTCTATTTGATGTGTTTTTTTACTAAACATTTGTTCGTCAATTTGTTCACCATCGTTGACTACTATAATGTTAAATTCATATCCTCTACTGAATTGTTTTCTTACGCTAGTTTCTTTGTAAATATCCATATTTATTGATTTTAGATTAGTAAATTTTAAAGTGTTGCAATTGCTCTTCTTGGTAACTTGTAAGAAACTCCATCAGAAACTTTCGTTGCTATTATAGGAAACTTAGGACTTCTTGGTTTGAAACCAGTAAGTTCAAATTGACTACCGTTGTAAGAAAACTTTTTCTTGAAATCTTTAGGTTCTAAACCGAACCTTTTACAAAAGTTACCGAATTCAACTTCTGCACCACTGATTCTTTTACCAGTACTTGTTACAGTTTTTGTTACCTTTAGTTTAGAAGTAAAGGATTGGTCGGTATAAGATATGTTACCTATTCCTATTTCAACTTTGTATTGCTTTTCAAGTTTAGCAACTGCACTAGCGAAATCTGTTCTGAAACTGTTTAATTCTGTTCTTGTAAATGCCATTTTTAGTAATTTTAAAAGTTAAACAATAAGTTGATGACCTCATCAACAATTACAATATACCGAATCTATTTGACAATTGCAACTTTTAGACTACTTATTTTCATTTATTTTTATTCTTAATTGAAATTCTTCATAGGGAAGCCATTCGTCAGTTTCTATATTTCTGTATCCTGGATATCCTAAATATAGTGAATCATCTGGGCTTCTTTCGTAAACCCACAACATTATATCTATCAATTTTTTTACTTTTAAATGTAATTAACTCTTTAACTTTTTATCTTGACCTCTTTTTCGAACTTCATCTGCCATATCTTTATCGGCTTTTCCCCAAGTTCCTGATGACTTAGTTAGAAAAGAACTTAATCTTGCATATCCCCATTGTTGTTGATTTGCACCGGGTCTGTGGCCAGTTTTCCAAGCTGCCATTCCTCTTTTCATAATAGTTCTTAGAATGTCTAAGTCAACTCCAGATTCTTCTTTTTTCTTTTTGAGTGCTTTTTCTATTGCAGCATCATCAATTTTACTACCATTAAGACCTTCTGGTTTTTTATCTTCGTTTATAGATTCTTTCTTGTAAAGTTTGTTGTATTTCTTAGTATGTTTACTAGTTTTAACATCTCCATCTTCTCTTGCTTCCTCATCACCTGGTGCGTCTTTGTATGCACTATCAGAAGAATCTGATTTAGATGTTTGTTTTTTGAACAAGGCTTCTCTATCATCTTTATCGTCTTTATCTACACCTTTGTAGTATTTCTTGGATTCCTTTAAAAAATATCTAAAACTTTTCATACACTATTTAATGCTAACGATACGGTTTCCAATCTTTAGATTTGAAAATAACATCTTTGAAAATATTGCCATGAACATTTTCTATATAAACTACAAATTCCATATCTTTTTTAGGAAGAGCTTCTTTGTAGTCATGTTGCCCTTTCCAATGTTCTACAAAATATTCAGCATCTTTGTGGTCATAGAAACCTAAAGTTTTTGTTTGAAGTTCCCAAACTGAACTATGATTTAAACTTTCAAATGCTGATTCTCTGATTTTTGCTTTTCCACCTGGAATAACAACTACTTTTGTTTTTATGTATTTTTCCATATAAAATATAAGATACACATAAATAATGACAATTGCAACTTTTTTGAAAAATAATTATCTATTTGGCAATCCATCCATATACATAATAGGGAAACAGTCATCTACAATATAAGCATTACCATCATCCGGAAATACTATTTTTGTAAACAATATAGATTGATTCTCCAAAGTTACTGGGGCTTTTAAAAATCTTATACTTGCAATTCTATCATTACTATTCATAAGTACTGGTTTCCAATTTCCTGTTACTGTTGTTGGTATAGTATCAATACATTGAAAGAATACCGACATTTTGATAGTCTTTTTATTAAGGTCGGCTCTTTTCCATATTCTTAATGTCATAGTATTATCAACTCTATTGAATCCAATATAGTAAGCATACCAATCATTCAATGGTACATTGATATCATAAACTTTACCAGCACATCTAAGTTTTGTTATTAGATTACCCGAAACATATAATTCAATTTTCTGACCTCCCCTGAATATTTCTCTCCAAGTATTGTTTTGATTTGTAGGTCTTATTTTTCCGTTGTACCAAAACATAAGACTAAGATTTTTACTTACATCTATTGTATCTTGATAGGTAATTAATTCTGTTGCAGTCGCACCATAAGCGGTTGCACCATTAACAGCGGTTGCACCCGGTATAACATATTCACCATCATTTTGTGTTAAGTCATAATGATACTTACTAAAAACTGTAAAGTAATTAGTTAAGTTTTCTTCTTTAACACCATTTGGTTCCCAAAGTAAGTTTACAGTTTCTCTCACATTATCACTAAGGTTAACAGCTCTAACAACATATTGTTCTTCTTTGACTATACTTGCTTCTTCAATTTCTCTTTCTGCTTCAAAACCTACGTCTTCAAAATTAAGAGTTAATTCATCTATTGTAGTTTGAATATCTGAATCTTTTATTATAGAATCGGATTCGTTCCATTTTACTAATGTTCCTTTCCACCAATTAGATTGTCTCATGAAATCTTTAGATTCTTGAGCTGAATTTATTCTATACATTCTACCTTCTAATGGAAAATATAAGAAATCTTTTTCTGCTGGTTGTTCATAAGTTCCGAATGCGGTCCAAAAAGATTCTTTAGATATTTGAAATTCTAATTCATCAGCAAAGTCAATATCGAATTCTGTAAATTGAAAATCCCCAGAACCAAAATCATTTCCTGGAACAACAACTTTTATTTGTTTACATTCTCTAACTTCTAATAAAGACCATTCTTTGAATACAACATCTCTTGATTGTTCAACAGGGTCACATTTAAAATACACAACTGGCCATCCAAATCTATTGAATACACTTTGGGACATCTTTTGCCATATACCTACACTTGCAAGTGCATTTGAATATTCATATTGATTGTTATTTCCGCAATCAACAATAAAAGAATCTTCACTATATTTTATAACTGAACAAAGGCAATCACCTAATAATTCACCACCAGTCCATTCTAAATCTATTCCTGTAAAATTCCAAGATGTATCCGATTTTACTCTGAATCCAAACCAAGTAAGTTCTCCAGGATTTAGATTCCAATCCGGCCAAGATATCCATTCAGACCAAACATTTCCATCATTTGAATAACGATATTCTATTACAATATTCTTTGCACTATTACCTAATGCAACTATACTTGTTAATCTTTCTAATGTTTGTATAGGTGTATCAAGTTCTAATAATACGAACTCATCACACTTAACGGATTTCTTTGTTTCGATTTTATATGTTGGCATCTAAGAAATATTCTTTTCTTATTTAATTAAACAAAAAAAGACACCCGAAAGTGTCTTTTTATTACTGATTTGTTTGTGCCAATAAGTTAACTATTTTATTTGGGTCTTTCCTATCTTCCCATTTAATTAGCTTCCTGTTGAAATCACTTACTGTATGAATTGCTTTACCTTTTCTTGCTTTCCACTTGTTAGTAAAGAAAGGTCTTTCTGGTCCACCTCTATGTTCAATATAATAATCACAAGTCTTTTCCCATTCTGCAATAGAAACCGCTTTGCCATAGTGTTGAATGAATCCACCTACTACTGCATTTCTAAATCCAATAGGTTGTCGGTCATAGAATACAATGCCCGGTTTGGGTCTAAACAACATCATTATATCTCTGTATTCCGGCCCCATCCATTCTCTTTCTAAGTAATTCTTATCAACATCATCTTTTGTAATATAATAATCAAATAATCTCATATAGTAAGAATCAATTCTATCATCTTCTAAGTTTATACCATCGAAATCTGCAATTTCGTCCGAATCAAAATAATAAACCCAATCCGGATTGCTTTTTAAACTTTCTTCATAAATAATTTGACGCAAACTACCTTCTGCTTTTGCTCTACCATTCGAATCACTTGACCAAGAAGTTCCTCTTATTACCTTAACAACTGATGGATGATTCTCACATATATTAGGCGTTTCGTCTGTACTACAATCGTCATATACATAAATCTCATCAACTAATGTTGCAACATGGTCTAATGTATTCTTAATGATTTCTTGTTCGTTTCTAACTCTTGTTATTCCTACTATTTTCATAATCCTAAATATTTTTCTATTTGTATATCCATATTAAAATTCTTCAATGCATAATCTCTAAAATAATCACCTAGTGTGTCATCATACTTAGCAAATTCATCAAGTACCATTTGTTCATCAAAACGCAATTTTAACGCTCGACCACTACAATTATTTTCTAATGATTTGTCAATAGTATCCGGTGTTAATAATCCATCTCCTACCATTCCTTGACCTGAATATCCTCTATTATCTAATATAAATACCGGACGACCACAAGCCATTGATTCATAGGCACCTCTACCTAATGTAACAACTAAATCAGCTTCTTGAATCTTTTTTTCGATGTCAAAAATAGGATTGATATACTTATTATGCCATTCAAATTCTACACCTACTTTTGCACAAGCATTGGCAATTAATTGATTAACACCTTGGTCGTGTGCCAAAGAAAAAACCTTTTTCAATTTTTTATTTATTGGTTTAATAGGTATAAATCTATCACAATCAACACCATTGTGTATGATAGTAGATTCCATTCCTTTACTTTTGATATGCGTTTGAACTTCTTGTGATATTGCAACTAAGTTTGTAACATTAGGGTCTGGTTGTTCTAATTCTGGATATATACCATGACAAGTTTGAATTGATTTGTTTGCAACTTGATGTGTGTATTGTGTTGTAGATAAATGTGAAGAAAGTGCAACATCGTAACCTCTATTCAATTTGGTTGTGAATATTTTTACTCCTAATTTCTTGACTTCATCTCCTACCATTGTTACTGGTCCTGTTGTAAATGCATCTACATCATATCCGTGTTTTTTCAAGGTAGCAATAACACAATATGCATAAGTTTCACTACCTCCAGTAAAGGAAAATGTATTGTTTGATACTAATATTTTCATATGTTTATAGTTTAGCGAGTATGTAATTTCATATTAATGTATTCTGGTTGACATAATAATCAGCACTATTATTTTTTGATATCATAATCTAATTTCATTAAAATATTTGTATTGTCTTTTTCTATTACCTTGAAATTTAATTTGTTATATATGTAAATTGCTCGTTCATTATGAGGTAATACTTCTAAGTATAAGGTATTTATACCTTTTTCTAAATGCAATTTTTTCATAAATTTTACATAGGATATCGTTGCCCATCCTTGCCCCCTAAAATCTGGGTGTATGTCCATACCTATGTAACAAGTATCATCTATATAATTTGATGTTCTAAAATAACCTATTTTCTTAATGCCTATACTAACAATATAGTAAACATTCGGGGTTTCATTAAACCATTTTTTTACTTGTTCAAAGGTGTACTTTGTTTTATCGTGTAAGAATTCAACACTTTTGTTTCTAACCTCAGTAAAGAATTCTAAATCGTTTTTTGTCATCTTTCTTATAACCACAATTCCTTTGCTTTTAGTAATAATGAATCATATTCTGTAAAACTTAATATGTTGGAATCCGATAGAAGTCGTAACCAAGAATTAGTATCCCAAACTCCCCTGTTTGCCGATGGTGCATTTGGTGACTTATATATCAACAAATCCCCACCAAAATATGCGGGAATAACACAATCTCCAGCCGGAGAAATATGTTTATCTGAATTTGCTAATATCTTAAATTGCAATTCGTTATAAGAATCTTTTGTATCGTTATATAAATCTTTAATCCAAATAACATTCGAAAATTCACTCAATACTTGTTCATCTCCAATATCCATAACATTTTGATTATTGTCTTTAGTTATATTCGAACAGTCAAATGGTCTGATGTAAATTATTTGATATTTTTCTTGAAAGGTTTCAAATATATTTCTAAGAGTATCAGCATCTAAATAATTTTTAGGAAACTGTAACCATTCTTGCGTATTCTTATTGTTGATTGTCAATATTGGTTTATCAAAAACAATTTCGTTATTTTTATATTGTTCTTTTAGTTTCGGAGGTTCCCAATCTTTTTGTGTAAATTGTGGTGCATTAAAATCATAACATTGAAAATGATATTCAAATATAGTACCATCGTGTTTGTCTAACTCTTCGTGATTTTCTGAAAAATAAAACAAAGGTTTAGTTCCTAATCTACTACTCGTTTTTCCTAACCTACCTTGTTTATGCAATGAATATGCATTAGGTAAAAAGTACATTAGGATGAACCCAAATTCTTTATAAGTATTGTACATATTTATTTATGGATAGGTATTGATTTAATTAATAGTGGAAGTTTATTGTTGGTGTATATTCTCGGGTTGTTAATTTCAAATGCTCTTTGAAATTCAGTATATCCAACATCTGTAATGTCTGTAAATTTGTTTTCTAAAAAATTTAGAAAAGTTAGTTGACACTTACCAAATTTTGCATAATTATAAGTACCGGCTATAGTACTATCTACATTCAAATCAAAAAGTCTATCGTGTTTTTTTAAAGTAGGAAAAACTAAGGAATTTTTAAATAGACCATTAGATATTGAAGCGTGATTGTTGACCCAATATGATGCAACAAAACTGTGATTTTCTATCTTTTGTAAAAAGAAACTTATTGTATTTTTAAGATTGGGTATATAGTCATCTTCTATTAAAAAAGAATAATCATAATCTTTATAGGTTTCTATGATTCCTTTTTCCCAAGCACCATAAGAACCATATGTATTTTTTCTAACAAATAAATTTCCTTTTAAGTTACTTTTTTCTATGAATTCATTTATAGTATCAATACAGTATTTGTCATCTTCAATATCAGATTCGTTGATTACAAAAGTAAACCCACTAATGTTTTCGGGTTCCTTAGATAAATATTTTATGTGTTCATTTAAGAACTTTTTAAATTGAGTTTTACCTCCAGTTCTTCTAATACCACAATATAGAGCTACAATATAATTTACCATCCTTTTTTTATTACATCAACTATATATTGTCTATCTTCTTTTGATACCCACCATCCAACTGGAATCGCAGTTAACTTACCTTTGATACTATCTAAGTTAGGTAATGAACTTCTAAATTCACTTAAACAACTATGAATATCATTTCTTTCATGAACTTGACTTGTAGCAATACCATGTTCTTTCATATGTTTAGTAAACTTATCTTTATCATCAACTAACAAAGAATAAATCCAATATGCACTTTCCATTCTTGTATCTCTTTCTAATAGAGTAATTCCAGATATTCCCTTTAATGCATCATCATAGAACTTACCATTTGAAATGTGTTTATCTATAACATCTTTTTGAACATTTTCAAGGTTTGACATACCAATAGATGCACTGACATCGTTCATGTGAAATTTGAATCCCCATTCTGGAATGTCGGCTTCACATCTAAAATCTTTTCTATCAGATTCTCTATCTATACCATACCATCTTAATAACTTTGACCTATTGTATAAATTCTTGTGAGGAACAATTAAACAACCACCATCTACTGAAGTTAAATGTTTAATTGCTTGAAAACTAAATGTGCATATGTTTCCGTGGGAACCTATAATCTTATCATTAAATTTACTACCTAATGAATGAGCACAATCTTCTATGACCGCAGGTTTAAATCCGAAATTAAGTTTTGCTTTTCTTTGTATTTCTTTTACCTTATCTAAATCCACAGGATAACCTCCCCAATGTACTAAGAATATAACTTTAGTTTTACTTGTAATTTTTCGAGATAGGTCATCTAAATCCATATTTAAAGTTTTAGGGTCAATATCAACCCACTTAATCTTTAAATTGTTGGCCAAAATAGGAAAATTAGTTGCAGTACAAGTCAATGCTGTTGCCAAAACTTCGTCACCATCTTGAATACCTGGCCATTTAGATTCTATTCTAGCGAGACCTCCGAATATTTCAGAATTTTCTTGTGGGGTTTTTAACATATGCAATGCTAAATGTTCTGCCGATGTTGCAGAATTTGTTGTTGCAACATAATCAGAATTAAAAAAAGTTTTTAATTTCTTTTCAAATTTATCAACTACTGGTCCTTGACCTATAAACCCAGAATCTATAACTTTTGCTGCATCCTTTGATGCATTTTTAGACATATATACTTTAAATAGTGGGATATTCTTTTTAGAATCTTTCATATTTGTTAACGTTATATACTATTTAAAACAAAAAAAAGAGGATAATATTTTACTACTATCCTCTTTTTTACTATTTTATTTTTACTATATTGAATTTCTAAGTCTTGCTAAAATATCTTTTTGTCTAGAAACATTTCCACCACTTGACATAACAGCATCTGCTAACCATTTTGCAGCACCTTTTTTATTTTTAACTCCTTTGTCGTATTTGATAATTGCATCTACTAAATACTTATCACCATCAGTAACTATTTCAGCACTGAATTGTACATCATCGGCATCCAATTTTTGTGTGCCCCAATTTGATTGTTCATCAGCTAAACTTTCTATAAAGTTTAACAATTGTTGATTTGAATAATCCAAAGCACCTTCGTTCAAGAATTCTTTATTTCCATTTAGTACAGCATTAGTAATACTCAATCTATCTTTTAAACTTCCTTTCTTTGCAAATGTAAAAAGTTTCTTTGCAAATTTAACATCACCTCCTATAAAATCTATAACTGCAGTAACTCTTAATCCTGTATAGTGTGCAATATCTTTTGATAAAGAATCTACTAGATTTTGTCCAGATTGACTTTCGTTTATTCCTTTCTTAATATTATCAAGTTTTTTCTTTGCTTCTTCAATATCCTTTTCTATAAACTTAATAAACTTTGGATTGGTTTCAGCTTCTAATTCTTTGTGTAAGTCAATAAGATACATTGCCATATTGTTCATATCTCTTTGTTTACCTTCGTTCATTTCTTGATGTTTGATATACATCTCTTTATATTCTTTTATTTTCTTATTACTCAAAGAAGAAAATTGAAACCAAGTCATTCCATAATAACTTGCAACAGCTTTTAGGTCTACTGATTTTTTCTTTTCGTTCAGAAATTCGTTTAATGGTTTCATATCTATTATTTATTTATTTTATAAACTTCTCTAGGAATTACATAATATTCTACTTGAACTTCATATTCAGAATATTCGTCTATATCATCTGGATAAATTGTAGTTATAGAACCTTCTCCTCTACCACCAGCATCACTAACAAAATGAATTTTTCCTTTACCGTCAGGAACGTAATCATCACCATTATCTATTTTAGCATATTTGGTATTCCCAGTATATCCATGGTGGATTGCTAATCTAAATAAATCTCTTGGTGTTACTCTACGCCCTAAAACATTTACACGAACTCTAATTTCCCCAGATTTAGTAATAAAGAATTCTCTCTGAACAAAAATTCCTTTAGACTGATAATCTTTTGTTTTCAATTCTTTATTCATTTTAACTAGGGTCTTTTTATCAATCCCCAGTTTCTTTGCGTTCATATCATCACTCTCATTTAAAAATTCGTTTAATGGTTTCATAATCTATTATTTATTTAAAATATAATTTAATTAAAATCTTATAGTTCCAATGGTCATATCCGACAATATGTTCTTTTTTCTTATCAATTATTACATAACAATCATCTTCACCACCATTACCGTCAAAATAATCACCATTAACTATAACATATTGTTTATTTTCTTTAATAGGGGAATCAATTTGTGATTTGTCAACTTTAATATATGCGTTACTTGGTGTATCAATATATATGTTTAAAGTATTATCTCTTTGGTCTTCCCAAGTTTTCCCCTTAAAGTTGTTTTCTTCGTTCAAAAATTCGTTTAATGGTTTCATATCTATTGTTTATTTTTTCCAAAAGTAATACATTTCATATTGACGGTCCTGAAATTGAACAATTCCGACTTTTTTATTTAACCCATATATGTTACCTAAACCATCGTCTGCCCAAACTTGTGGGTCGTATCCTTTATTGAAAGCTTTTTCGACTTTGTTAAATACCATTTTATCTACATGTTTACTATTACCAGATTTGTTATATAATGCCTGATTGCTATTTACAGATAAAATATCTGATGCTTTTTTAGCACCTAAAATTGACATAATATGTTTAATAGTTTCTGGTTCAAATGGACCATCCGTGATATTATAATTTGATTCAGAACTAAAGGATTCATTTAAAAATTCGTGTATTGCTTTCATATCTATTATTTATTTTAATCGTATCTATTATTTAATTTAATCGTATCTTTCTTCATCTTTTCTAATGAAAAAATCATAACCCCAATCGTTTCCTTTATCACCTTCTCTTGCAAGTACAATTTCTTTACTTCCATACCAATCTGTAAAAAAGTTGCGAGGATATTCAGTAATCGAATCTAATTCTTTTGTTATCTTTTTCCAATTTAATTTTCCTGGCCAATCACCGTACCTTTTGATTAGTTCAGGTAAAGTTTCAAAACCTTGTTCGAACCCACCACTACCATCAGCACCTCTTTTAATGAAAACATATCTATATTTAGGTATGTCTGGTTGTCTTATAGTTAAACTAACCCATTCGTCAACTTCTTCAATTTGAAATTTTAAATCTGGAAATTTCTTAGAAAGAATCTTTTCAACTCTTTTTACTTCTTTAACATCGGCAGAACCGGTTGTTTCACTTCCAACATTACCATTTTCTCTTGTTTGAAGCATAACTTCGTCAGTATGATAAGTAAAATCTTCATCATAAATATCCATATAAGTTTTAGTAGCTTTTATGGCATCAAGTAACTTTTTGTGAGTTCTACTTTCAAAATTAGTACTTTCATTAAGAAATTCGTTTAATGCTTTCATATCTATATATTGTCATTTTTCATTTTTTATTATTTATTTTAATCTTATTCAGATTCAAATGATACATTTATATTTTTTTTAATGAATATTTTATCTAATTCTTTTTCTAAGTTATCTAAATTATCTTCTATAAAAGTAAAATAATCTGATTTATCTTCTGCAGTAAACTCAGAAGTTTTTAACCACTTTTTTATTTTATCATGGTCAGAGGGTGTCGAACCAATTACAATTAATGTGTTTGGTTTACTTTCATTAAGAAATTCGTTTAATGCTTTCATATCTATATATTGTCATTTTTTATTTTTTTGGATATAATTTTTTCCCAAATATCACTCGATAAGGGGTAAGCATCTTCAGTACCTTCCCATTCGTCAATATTGTGCCAAATAGATTGAATTGCAGCATAGACTAAATTGCCATATTGCACCATTTTTTCATCTTTATAAGCGTTCTTTACATAATTTGCATATTCATCAATAAATTCTTTTGCTGATTTCTTATCTTTAATTCCCATAAGTATATCAGAAATAGCTGACCAATTCTTTTCTGGGTCTATATTATAATCTATCGAAAGTTTTTTTCCTTCATTTAAAAATTCGTTTAGTGCTTTCATTATACTTTAATAATTTTTTGATTTCTACCTACTCTAAATTCAGCACCTCTATATAAGGTAATAACAACAAAAGATAAATCGTTTCCATTCTTTTCCAGTATACCTACAACAGTTAATCCATCAGATTCTCTTTGTAAAACAAAACGGTCTTCGCCAATATCCATAGCATCATAGACTAAATCGTTTATCATATCTACGGTTGCTTTGCTTATTACTGAATTTACTTCTTTAAAAGTAACTGGTTCATATGCAGCTTGACCTTTTTTATCTTTTCGATTTAATCTTTCGATTGCATGTGTAGTTGATTCAATATCAATATCAAACTTAATCTTTCTGGAAACATGTCCTTCACTCTTTTCATTTAATATTTCTCTGTAACTCTTCATATTGATATCATTTAATCTATTTAATACTATCTATTACAATAGCAATATGTTTGTACTATATATTTTCCCCTGGAGAATTATACAATTATTAAATGCGTAGCCATCAGGTTTTATTTTATTTTTAGTCATTTATTTTTGATTAAATAATTAACAAATTCAAATGTAAACAAAATGAAAAATTTAAAACACTTTAAAGAATTATTAGAGGCACAAAAGGGTCTTGATTATTCAAAACTTAGTAAGTTAACAGTTACTAATTCTGATGGTTCTCAAACTGTTCATACAGCATCGGATGGTTCTAAAACTGTTGCAGAAAGTAAACCGGATGGTTCTAAGGACACTAAAGAAACTAAGAAAATAGACCAATATAAATCCGATGAACAACAAGAAAGTGAATCAGAAGGTTCTGAAACGCCATCGGAAAATCAATCAGAAACTGCACCTAAAGAAACTAAGAGGGTTGAAATTAAACCAATCTAAATGAAAAGTCTTAACGAATTTACTTTGCTTTGAAACTATGTTTTTTTCCTATTAATTGTTTAGCAATTTCTTTATCACTATCACTAATTTTTAGATTTTGTTTGTTACTACTAAACATTACGTACATATAACATTCAGTATCTTTTGTGATGATTTGATGGATTGCATTTCTTGGAATAATATACACATCTCCTTTTTTCAATTTTGTATCTGTAGATTTGTCATAACAACTACCATCTAAAATTGTAATGATTTCCCATTCTTTACTGTGAAAATGTTGTGCCGAAAAACTGTTTTCTTGATGATGTACTAATAAACTTTTATAGTCTTTGCCTTTATGTAAACCCATTGTGTGGATTCCTTTTCCGACTGAATCTTCTAATTCAATCCACTTATTTTTAAAGGTTTGGATATCTTTACTACTAACATCAGGAAAATCCATTGTAGTATTTGAAATAATATCTTTCACTCTTGTAAGTGATTCTACAGCATCTGTGTATGTTTCGCTTTTTTTGTTAGTAAAAATTATGTCAAATATGTTAAGGTCTTTCATTTCGTTTCCATCTTTATTTATTTAATCGTTTATATTTTAGTAAACCGTATTTTAAAGAAAAATGTACATCTAATAGACTAATGGTAACTTTTCATCTATCAAGCATATTACTTTATTTGCTCAACATTCCTTTTATCTCACTGAGTATTCTTAATATTTCCGCTTTGTGCTTTAAATCTTCTTCTTTATCATCGGTCATAGAACTAGCTTTAGTTTCCCACATTGCGGTCAACTTAATAACATCTTGCGATAGTTTATCTTTTGCTTTTTCGGTATCCATCAATCTTTTAGCTAACCACCATATAACAACAGCCATAATGACTACCATACCCATCTGCTCTATCAACCACTTTGTTATTTCGTCCATTTACCGTATAAACTTTTTTTCTTAATTTATTTAATCAAATCATATTTACTTATCTACATAACAAAAAAGTCTAAGAATAAACTTCTTAGACTAATTGAATAAAACTTAAAGGTAAATTTAATAAACAGTACCCATCAATATAGATGAAAGTAATTTCCATCCACCAAAAGATAAGACAAACCCTATAACTAAAGATAGTGTTTTATCTTTCTGAGACATAACTTCATTTGAACTAATTGTTACACCTTTTATAACAACATATCCACACCAAATGCATACTAATGCAAAAATAAAATCAAGTACTACCATTTCCAAATTCTTTATATAACCTAACTACCTTTTCCTTTTTTTCTTTTATCAAATCATCATCTAAACCAGGCACAATACCTAATTCAACAATCATTTCATAAACAGCAACTAAGTCTGCAATTTCATAACTAATCTTTTCAGCGTTAGTCAAATTACTTTCAAATTTACTTTCGAATCCAAATCTGTTAGCTTTACTTATAGCTTGAATAACTTCTGCACATTCTTCTCCTAATGTACTAAGTAAGTACGATTCTGGAGGATATTCATTGTTTATTTCCATAATAATATTTTAATTATTTTATTAAGTCTTCTAAATTAATATCGTACTCCTGAAACACTTCATTTATTTTACTTTGAAATTGTGTTGCAGTAAATTCATATCCCCATTTATTTTTAGATATATCTTTAATCTTCAACAAAGCAAGGGCCATATCTAAGGACTTAACGCATCTTAAATGCGACATTACATCATCCAAATCTTCTAAATCGAATTCTAGTTTTGCTTTCATAGTTTATTTATAGGTAGTAAATAAATCTACTTTGAATTTTTCTAAGGTAGATAATTTATCTTCTGCATCAACTAACTTTTGTAAAGCTTGTTCAGCATTGGCATAAAAATCATCCGTAGAGTGGTCACCAATTCCGGCAGGATGTTCAGTTAACAGTGTAATAGTTGTAATTGCTTCTTCCTTTTCGGATAGAGCTTTAGTTTCTAGTAATCGGTACAATTGTTCTTTCATAATGTATTCTTTTATATTAAAGCTTAATAACAGAAGTTTTATTTTGCGTTATTCTTTAAATAATTGTAGTATTTTTTAAGCGATTTGCCTAATTCTTTACTGGATTCACTTTTCTTAATCATGTTGATAATGTAATCACTATCTAAAATAATCTTTTTGTCTTTACTCATTTGTCTTTTATTTAATAGTATGGTTTAAGTTTATTATTTACCTTTCATAAAAAATCCGTTGATAACGTATTTATTTTCTGACAATGGTGTGTTTCCTTTGTGTGGGTGTGTAAAGAAAGGTGGAAACATAACTACTCTACCGACTTTTGCTTTTACAGTAATTCCTTGACTTGGGAATTCGGTTTCCCCACCTTCTTCAATCGTATTTAAGTAAAGTAAAGCTGTTAGGAATCTATGACAAGTAGTATTGTGAAAACTATTATCAATGTGTTCGTCAAACTTTCCTGTTCCTTTAATGTATTCCATTACCTTATATCCACCATCGCAAATTGTAAATGGTAGTGATGAATGTGAAATGTCGAACTTTTCAATATACTTTTTAAAACAATTAGAAAATGTTTCATAAATAAGGGCATCAGTGTCTTTATCTAAACTGGGGTCTATGTTCCAATCTGTTGTTATTTTACCTTTCCAATCTGCACCACCAGTTGTTTCACCTGGATAATGTCGGTCTTTGTTTAGTTTAAATTGTTCTAGTATTTCTTGGCATTTTTCTGGTGATACCACATCATCAAATATTCCTATGTGTGATAAGATAGTTTTGTCTTTTTCCATAATATATATTTTTATAAATATAAACAAATAGTTTTAGAATTGCAACTTTTGGATTACTTTTTTCTAAGAGAATCTACTAAGGTAAGTGCTAAACCTATTGAAATAATTATTCCGATTATGTTGAATGTTTGGTCTTCCATATAGTTATGTAGTATCCTTACATACTGCATCTTTAAAAATCAGTATATATTTTATCAAAAAATGTTTCTGCAGCTCTAGCACCTGGCCATTCTCCTATTCTTTCTTTATTACCTATTAAAGTAAAATGAATTCTGTTATTAATTCTTTCGATATCTATAATGTTATCAAGATTCAATAGTACAGTATTAGTTTCATTTCTACCTTTATCCACTTTTATTTTAATCAAATATGACATAGTTCTTATTTTTTAAGTACCCATTTAAGTACTTCGATTTCTAATTTAATATCTTCTATTGCACTTCTACAATGGGGTTGATGTTCACAGTAATGTTTAAGATTTTCTTGTAGATATTTTAATTGTTTCGTAACTTTTTTCTTTTTTCTCATATTCGTAAAGTGTGTTAATAGTTTCTTGTAGTTCTTCGAATTCTTGTATATACTTTTGTGCTAAAGTTTTGCATTTGTTTATTTCTAATTGCAATTTTTTAATATCCTCAGGGTCTGTATATACCTCTCTATCTTTTAAGTTCTGCAAACGACCCCATTCTTTTTGATAATTACTAACAAAAGGAGCAAGGTCATTAGATTTCTGCATAAGG